GATATACTTGGGGATACACACATAGAAGAAATCCACCTGCAACATGGAGAAACTCACAAGCAAATGCTAGTTTATACATTTTATTTGTAGCTAAAGAACCTACCAGCCAATTAAATTGCAATGCTGACGGAACTCCAAAATCTAATAAAGATAAAAACAGATGGCAAAATGCTTATTGCAGCATAGGTATTGCAATAGGTTTGACAATGAGAGCGGCTGCTAAAATGGGTTTTCAAACAGGTTGTAATAAAAGCCATAATGATTTAAATGGTGACGATTTTTGGCCTAAGAAGTTAGGTATTATGGAAGAAATTAAAAATGGTACAAAGGAAATATGTTATGGATTAGGCGTTGGTTTTGGAAAAGAAGGTGTTGAAAGATATATTTCAGATGAAACTGAAATTATGATTGGTGCTGGCAACGGCAGTAAGCTCACTACAACAGAGCAAGAAACACACCCTAGAACTGGGAAAAAAATGAGAAGAGCTAAGGTAGTTAGTTTAAAAGAACATGGTGGCACAAAGGTACAAGACCCGTATGGATACACACATAATATACCTGTCAAACCAGAGTTTAAAATTAATTCTTTTAGAAATAGAGGCATTGAAATTAAAGAAATAAAATGATATAAATAAATTTGGAGAGATTATGATTGATTTGAAACAGATCCACAACATGTGGGCAGAAGACTGCACTATTAATAATACACAATTAGATGAAACATCTAAACAAACCCCAGCATTACATTCAAAATATTTACAGTATTGGTCAACCGCTAAGCTGGAATTAAAACGCGCAGAGTTTGAGCAGAAGAAAGTTTTAAAAGACAAGTGGTTATATTATAATGGAAAGATGGATCAAAAAACTTTAGAAGAAAAAGGTTGGAATCCAGATCCGTTTGACGGATTAAAAGTTTTAAAAGGTGAAATGGATTACTATTACGAAAGTGATCCTGAAATACAAAAGACTGAAGAAAGAATCCAATATTGGAAAACTGTAAATGATACATTAACAGAGATAATAGACAATTTAAAATGGCGACATCAAACAATATCGAACATAATCAAATGGAAACAATTCGAGTCAGGAAATTAAATCATTCAACTATCCACTTAATGTGTGATAGATCAGTAAGCACCGAACTAAGAGAGTTCTTTTCTTTCTTTGTACCTGGTTATAGATTTATGCCTGCCTATCGTAATAGAATATGGGATGGAAAAATAAGATTATTCAATCAAACTACAGGTGAAATACCTGCAGGTTTGTTTCCACAGATTTTAGCATTTGCAGAATCACGTGAATATGAACTTGAAATAGATGATTCTGAATATGGAAATCCTAATGAAGGTAATACCATAAACGCAGATTTCATGATGAAGTTTGTAGAAGCATTAAAGCTTCCATTTAAAATTAGAGATTACCAGTTTGATGCGGTTTGTCATGGCATACAAAGAAAGAATGCCATACTGCTTTCTCCAACAGGTTCTGGTAAGTCACTTATAATATACGTGCTAATGCGTTATCTCTTATCATCATTTGAAGATAAGAACATTTTAGTTATTGTGCCAACTACTTCATTAGTTGAACAAATGTATAATGATTTTAAAACTTATGGATATAACGTAGAAGCGAATTGTCATAGAATATATTCAGGTAAAGATAAGAATACAAGTAAAAAAGTTATTATAAGCACATGGCAATCAATATACAAATTTCCTCAAGCTTGGTTTGAAAGATTCGGTTCTGTGTTTGGTGATGAGTGCCATGGATTTAAATCAAGATCATTGACATCTATAATGAACAAGTGCATTGAGGCAGAATACAGGTTTGGTACAACAGGTACATTAGATGGTGCACAAACACATGAACTTGTTTTACAAGGATTGTTCGGCAAGATACACAGAGTAACGAGTACAAGACAATTACAAGATGATGATACACTCGCTAAATTAGAAATACGCAGGATTGTGTTACAACACAAAGAAGAAATAAGAAAAACATTTGGTAAACAAACATACCAAGATGAATTACAATATGTAGTATCACATAAATCAAGGAATACATTCATACGTAACCTCACTCTTGATTTAGAAGGTAATACATTAGTATTATATAATTATGTTGAGAAACATGGGAAACCTCTACATACGTTAATTAAAGAAAAAGCAGAAGAAGGACGCAAGATATTTTTTGTATCAGGTAATACTGCAGCCACAGACAGAGAAGCTATAAGAGCTATAGTAGAAAAACAAAAGAATTCTGTTATAGTAGCATCACTCGGCACCTTTAGCACTGGTATAAATATTAAGAATCTTCATAATATTGTATTTGCATCTCCATCGAAATCGCAGATAAGAGTTTTGCAAAGTATTGGAAGAGGATTGAGAAAAACTGATGACGGTAAGTCTACTACACTATATGATATAGTGGATGACATAAGTTGGAAGTCACGTAAAAATTATGGAATATTACATGCAGATGAAAGACTTAGAATTTACGGTAGAGAAAAATTTACACATAAAACATACAGAGTAGAACTATGAGTAAGAATGTAAAGCAATTTAAATTAACTAATAATGATGAAATAGTCTGTGAAGTTGCAGCATGGCATGATGAAGAAACTGATGAGATAGTTATAAAGAAAGCACTTAAGATAGTAAGTGTAGAAGATTACTCTCGTGGTATAAGGTTCTTTGCTTTAAGACCTTGGATAGCTTTTCAAGATGATCCGGAAGAATTACAATCATTAAATTCAACTCATATTATTGTAACATCTTCACCTACTAAGTCTATGTTAAAATATTATAATACATGCCTAACGGCAATAAAACAAGATCTTAAAAAACCTGGCATACCTCGTAAAGGTGTTTGGGCTAATTTAGATGAAGTAAATCATGAAACCCGTGATTTAACCGATGATGAACTTGACGACTACCTTACTAGTAAATACGGTAGCATGATAGAAGATGAATTCCCGGATTCAGCAGATAATAACATAATTAAATTTAAGCCGAAAGATACGATGCATTAGGGTATATCCCCTCTTCCTCAGATATACTATCTTATTTTACCACACTTTTCAGCAAATGTACACCGTTATTTTCGCTTCTTAAAAGAAAAAAAAGTATTGTACATTTACGTAAAATTAGTGTATAATAGTACTATAGAATAAAGGATTAACTATGGCCCGCAGAAAAAGCATACACTATGTCAATAACGCGCAGTTTTCACAAGCAGTAGTCGACTATGTTGGACACCTCAACGAATGTAAAAAAGAAGAAACAACTTTACCAAAAGTTCCTGACTACATAGCACAATGTTTCTTAAGGATAGCACAGGGGTTATCACATAAAGCAAACTTCATAAGATATACTTATAGAGAAGAAATGGTAATGGATGCAGTTGAAAACTGTTTAAAAGCTATATCCAATTATAACCTTGAAGCTGCAACAAGAACTGGTAAACCAAATGCATTTGCTTACTTTACACAGATAACTTGGTTTGCATTCTTAAGAAGAATAACAAAAGAAAAGAAACAACAAGAAATTAAAATAAAATACTTAACTAGGTCTGGCGTTGATAGTTTCATTGACACAGGTTCTGAAGGAGTTGCTACTAATGTTGCAACACACTTTGTTGATACATTGCGTGATAGAATACAAAGAGTAAGAAACACTGATAGTGAAGTTAAAGAATTAATTAAGACAGAAAGAAAGAAAAGAAAAGCTCGAATAGCTGATTCAGATTTAAGTGAGTTTATGCAATGAAGATAGGCATAACTGCTTCCACGTTTGACTTATTGCATGCAGGCCATGTAGAAATGCTAAGAGAAGCTAAAGATCATTGTGAGTATTTAATTTGTGCTTTGCAAATAGATCCTTCCATTGATAGACAAGAAAAAAATAAACCAGTGCAAACGATTGTTGAAAGATACACTCAACTCTCTGCAGTTAAATTTGTAGATGAAGTTATTCCATATATGTATGAAAGTGATCTCGTAGATATTCTTTCTATGAGAAATATAGATGTACGTATATTAGGTGAAGAATACAGAGAGAAAGACTTTACAGGTAGAGACATCTGTAAAGCACGTGATATAGAATTGTACTTTAATAAAAGAGAACATAGATTTAGTACAAGTGATTTAAGAAAGAGAATAACGAATGAAAATAGCGGTGTTAAATGATACACATACAGGAATACGAAACTCATCGGAAGTTTTTTTAAATAATGCAGAAGAATTTTATAATAATGTATTCTTTCCAGAATGTGATAAACAAGGTATAACACAGATACTACATCTTGGTGATTACTATGATCACCGCAAGTTTGTTAATTTTAAAGCTCTTAATCACAATCGTAGAATATTTTTAGATCAACTACGTAAACGTGGTATGTCTATGGATATCATTCCTGGAAATCACGATACGTTCTACAAGAATACAAACGAACTTAATTCCTTAAAAGAATGCTTAGGCCATTATATGAATGAAGTCCATATTGTTATGGAACCAACTGTAATGGAATATGATTCATTGAAGATAGGATTAGTTCCTTGGATATGTCAAGAAAATTATACACAATGTATGAACTTCATAAAAGATTGTAAAGCCGATTGGTTAGGTGCTCACCTTGAACTAAATGGTTTTGAAATGATGAGAGGCTTGAAGAACACTCATGGTATGGACCCTAAATTATTTTCAAGATTTGAAATGGTATTAAGTGGTCACTATCATTGTGCATCACAAAAAGATAATATCTGGTATCTCGGTTCACAAATGGAATTCTTTTGGTCTGATGCTCATGATCCTAAGTACTTTCATATAATAGATACTGAAACAAGAAAAATAGAGAAGATAAGAAATAATCACACTTTATTTGAAAAAGTCCTTTACAATGATGAAGAAATAGATTATAATAACTATAATAAAGATTTTACTAATAAATTTGTAAAAGTTATTGTTATGAATAAAACTGATCCTTTTACGTTTGATAGGTTTATTGATAATATTCAAAACCAAAAGGTTTATGAATTAAAGATAGCAGAAAACTTTAATGAGTTTATTGGTGCTAATGTAGATGATGAAAGCATGAATTTCGAAGATACAACTGAGATAGTTGATACTTATATAGATGCTGTAGACACAGACTTAGATAAGAATAAAATAAAAGCTGAAATGAGACAATTAATGACTGAGGCACAGGCTCTAGAAATAGCATGATAGTATTTAAGACTCTTCGATATAAGAACTTTCTATCCTCAGGTAATACGTTTACCGATGTAGATTTTACTAAAGCCAAGTCTACTTTAGTAGTAGGTCACAATGGCGCAGGTAAATCTACAATGTTAGATGCATTGTCATTCGGTTTGTTTGGTAAACCACATAGGAAGATAAGTAAAGCACAACTCGTTAATTCAATCAACCAAAAACAAGCAATGGTTGAAGTTGATTTTACGATTGGTCAAT